TACCATTACGGAGCCAGATACACATACAGTGACAGCAGCCTCAGCAGCAGCGCCCACTAGGCATACGCCCATAGCGTTTTCACCAGCAGAGTCAGCAAGATCAACCTTACCGTCTGATTCTAGTGTTACGAATTTGAATTGTGCTGCGGATAGGTCTTCCCCAGCAATGAAGGTACGGTTGTCGCGTGATTGCATTACAGCCATGATTATTCCCCTTTATAGGATTTATTGATGAGTGCTTTACCTTCGTCTGTCTTAGCGACAGCAGCATAAGCCTTAGCAAATTCACTCTTTTTCAGTTGGTTGTCGTCCATGTAGGACTTTACGAGAGCATCCAGTTTGTCGGCAGAGGTAGCGAACTCGCCGTCTACATCAGACTTACCAAATTCTTGCATGGAGGCTTCAAAAGCTGCATCAGCGGCCTTAAGAGCTTCCATAATTGCTTCATCCTCGGAGAACTTAGCTACGAGGGATTTAGCTACATCAGTTGCAAAGTGTGGGAGAGTATCACCAGCACGTTTAGTCAACTCAATATCAGCCTTCTGTACAGCAGCAGCTTCGAGGGCTTTAAGGACTGGGGCTGGGATGTCTGACTTAACAACCATCTCACCTTCGATGTCCATCATTTCCACTTCAGCTTTCTTTTCGATAGCTTCAGCTTTAATTACATAACCGTTGTCAATAAGACATTTACGGAGACGTTCGTTGTCAGCTTTAAGAGCTTCTACGTCAATCTCAGTAGCTTCTACAGCCACTTCAACTTCAACAGCAGCTTCTTCAGCTTTGTCAACTTCAGCTTCCTCAACAGGAGCTTCAGCCTTTTCCATGTCGTATCCAAGAGCTTTCATAGCCTCTGATTTACCACATGCTTTATCTTCCATGTACGCCTTTACTTTGGCTTCCATATCATCTGTCATTTTAGTGATTTCCTCTTCGGAATTGTCACGCTTGAAGAGGCTAACCATTGCCTGTGCATTGGCTGGACGGTCCACTAGGGACAGTTCCTCAAGGTGCAAGTTTTTTAGGAGATTAGGCAAATTAGATTTCCTCCTTCATAGCACGACCGCCAATAGAGAAGGCCGCAAGTTCGCCAGATTTGACCATATTCCAGACGCTATCATCGAATACTTTGTATGCGACAACCCACCCTTCACGATCAGACTGGATTCCTAGAGCTTCACCAATTTCCTTAGTGATAGGCAGCGAGTGTACTACTGTACCAACTTGCTCACCTGTGTGCATAGCTTTGCCAACCCGCACATGCTCCATAAATTCATTAACAGCTTTTACAAGCGTGTCAGCTTCGATAACATCCCCTTGACGATCTACTACAGGTTCACCCTTTTCGGTTACTACTGAAGCCCAACCGTAGACCATACGCTGTTCGTCGTCGGTCTTAAGGATTTTACCTTCAATGTTCTTTGTCATACTTTTATTACCTATTACCTCTGCCACAATAGCCCTGAGGGCCTCTATGCGGTCCACTGAAGGTGCCTCTGGCTCTTCCATAGCCTCACCCTGCCCGTAGTAAGCTAGATAAGCCTCATGGCTTGATGCTGGCATAAAGACAGCTTGACCATTGTAGTCAGATACGTGAATAACACCATCAAGACCCAAGTCCATGCTGCGAGAGATTGCCTCTGCTTCAGTTGTGAAGATGTCATTGGCATATTGTGCTTTACGCAGAGTAGAAACCTTGTGACCTACCATTGTGCCTGTTGGCTTACCTTTATCGTCAGTAATCTCAATACGAGCAGCAGGTTCTTCTTTAGACCCTGTAATCTTTACGGGGATACCTGATACAGTGCCATCACGAACGATCTCACGGACGATACCACGAGCGGTTCCGCCAGAAGAGTTCCAAGATACTTTTGATCCGACTTTCATTTCTTAGTAACCTCACGAGTCATTTTTGATAAGAACGCCTTGGAATGAGGCACCGATTGCTGTATTAGTAGTGTTTGTAGAAACTCTACACTCTATGTCTGTCTTCTCAACATAGGGTATGGGATACTCAAACTTAGTTATTAGCTGATTACTTTGAAGTACGTTAATAAACCTAGTTCTAAACACGTTTGACCCAAACTCACGACTAACAAAGCTACAAGTTACATTCTTGTTGTTTTGAGAAACAGCAGCAGTGAAGTTAATGTCATCTACGTACAGAGTGTAACCATCTGGGACTGTATAAGCAGCAATCTGCGTCTGATTACCAAGCCCAAGGTTAGCATAAACTGTACCGTTAGGAACACCGTTATTAGAACCTGACGAACCAATGTAGATTGTACCACCAGATGTGCCACTTGAACCAGCCAGAGTAACAAAAGCTCTGTAGACCCTTAGATACGACAGTTGGGTAGTTACCTGCGTTTGACCATTAAGCGTAATAGTCTCTTCGATCTCATTGTAGTCTTCGTCAAGACCTTGGAGAAGCACTGTGTTAGCACCTGTGCCACCACTTGTGTCATTTGCACTTGTGCTACTTACGAACATTGTAACTGCGGCATCAATCCAAGGGTAATTACCACCTTGAGACCATACAGTCTCCTCAGCAGCATCTACATCTGGGTTGTACCCGAACTTGTACAAGGCTCTGTGACCAAGGCTGTGGCCTCTAGCGATAGCTAAATCGGTGTGTTCGTATATTCTCTTAGGCCAACCACCAAACATCTGCTGTACCACCTGTTCATATATTACGTTAGGGTCTGGTGCATCTTCTACATCAGGTCTACCCGTGAGGATGTCGTCAGCACCAAAGAAATTACTCTGAGATATTACGGGTGTATCAAGCTCTGGTGTGCCAGAGATAAGGTCTACCGCTGTAAAGTTCTCTGCTTCTGTTATAGGGGCTAAAGAAACAATAGGTTGTAGGGTAACGACATTATTAGCTTGTAACGGGTAGTTTTCTGTTAAGGTAGCGTCAGACAAAACTGGCTGGCTTACCACAAGATCATTAGCTTGGAAGCCGTAGACTTGTATTAAACCAGTTGTAGATATAACGGGGTTTCCCGTCAGTATAGCCGTAACGGAAATACTCTGGGACTGTGTTATTGTTGTATCAGCAGCAAAGAAGTACGTCTGCCAGTCTGTAATTAAGCTATCATCTGTCAGGTGGGAAGTATCAACAGATAAAGACTGTGGTGGGCCAGTGAGAATACTGACTGCAACTAAGTCTGTCATACACTAACCCTCTTTTATGCTGGGTCAGGAATACCGATAGTAAACGAACCTAACGAGAATGTGTTACCAGTTGTCACAGACTGAGATGTACTTAAACCACCTGTTGCGTATAAGGTGTCAGACCCATTGGTAATAGCGTAGAAGGCTGCTATACCAGTTCCTGTAACACTTGCGTCTGTTACTGCGCCAACAGATACTTCACGACCACCAGCACTACGATCAGCAGGTGATCCTGTTGTAATAGAAGATGTACCAAGAGTATAAGTCGAGGTAGCTTCTGCGTAGGACGTAGGTTCTGCGGTGCAGATGTCTACACGAGTACCATTAGTTGTCAAGGTTGACAGACCGTTATCTAGTACAGAGTTTGCTAAAGTTGCCATTACTCTTGTTCCTCCCCGTCTTCGGTAGCTTGTAAACCTGCATCATGGTTGTAGTCCAACTCAGCAATATCCATAAGATCACTAATGACCTCTGGGTGAGATGAGACATCAATACCAGCACCGTTAAGGTTACGAAGGAACGAAGCAATCTCACGAAGATCGTGTGGAGCAACATCACCAGCTTCAATAGTTGGCATCAAATCATAATCCAGACCGTTCAACTGCCAAAGACGCTCGACCAACTGTTTGTTGAGAACATCTACAATAGCTTGAATATAACTCTCAAGCGCACGGAGGAACAGGTCTGTCTTCGACTTGGACAAGGCGTAGGAGCCGCCAGATGAACCAAGAAGGAGAAACTCAGAAAGTACACTACGAGCAATATCATGCTGATAGCGACTTACGATTGGGTTAATGTCAATATTACGTTTACCATTGGAAGCCATCAGTTCGATGTCTACTAGTCTTGTGCTGGTAGGCGCTCCGTCTTTATCAGGGTAGGTATCGGAAGGCAGTATAATGTAGCCTTGCTCGTTGAACTTAACGTCTCGTAGGATTTGTTGGAGGTTGTTAACAAAGCCCGACTGTGCCACAGAAGCATCCCCAGAGAGATACTCAGCAGGAATCCTAGCAACGGGAATACCAGCAAGTTCCCTTTCCACTGCGATAGCTTCGATAGCTTGTAGATTGTTAAGATACTCGTAAGAAGTGTAAGCGTTACGAAGAATAGAACGCCCACTTGGGTCTCCGTTAAGAGAAGTTGTTCTATAATAGATAGACTTATTGAGTGGAATGTAGTTACGTCCATTCATAAACCCTACTTCTTGCT